TTTCATTTCTAACTCTAACAACTGTTTGATGACCTACTTCAATTTGGACATCATTAACATCAGTATCAATAGCTAATGTTTTAGTATCATCTATCCAATTAACTCTACCTTCAGCAAATGCAGGTGTAGCTGTTTTGTTAAAATCAATATATGAAGTTATAATATGGCTACTTGCACTTAAAATTGATGCTGTAATTGGTCCTACAATATTTGCATTACCTAAGCTAACTAATGTAACTCCAGCTGCAACAGATGATGCACCTTGAACACTAAAACCAATTATATCATTACTGCTGCTTATTTGACCATCAACAAATAATTTATTAAGGCCTGGGTTATATACTATACCAGCATCAGTATGTGCTGTTTCTATTGTAGCAGCACCTGATTTAAATAATAATCTATAATTAGCATCTGTAGCTATTGTTGTTGCTGATACTTGTTGTGCTACTGATGCTGTTGCAGCATACGAAGCACTAATAGCGTTTTGAACAAATGAAGCTGTTGCAGCATATGAGGCACTTGTAGCAATTGAAGCAGTAGCAGCATATGAGGCACTTAATGCGTTTGTAGCATATGAAGCACTTATTGCTGTAGTTGCTGAACCTGATAAACTACCTGTAATGATAACTTCTGTTGAAGAAGCTTTCATTGGGAATTCATTACCTAAACCATCACTCAACTGTTTAGGAGTAGATGTAATGGGCCCATTATCACCAACTTTGATTAGTGCATCATATGTTGTATTTACGTTTAAGCCTGTTAATGATGTAGCCATTATGGATTAGTTTTTGGTAAGTTGTCACAATCTATTTGTCTCATTCTAGGTAAAAATATACCTGCTGTGTATTGTACTGCCCTATCAGGTGGAAGCTGTCTACCGGTCCAATTATTGTAGGTTGGGAAGTAATCATTTGCATTATCAATGAGGAAAGATTTAGTACGTTCTGCATAAAATTCAGCAGTTTGTAAAACAGTTCCTCGTAAATATTTTATTTCATCCAATGTTGTTGGATTAGACTCCTCACTGGTAGGATTAAGTACAGCTTTATTTTTAACCTTATAATTGAGAGAAGGTAAAGCAAGGTAAATACCATAATTAGCTAAACAAGGTGAAATATAATCATCAATTAACTCACGTTCTTTAGCAGTGGTTGTACTGCCTGAAACAGCTGTTTTAAGATGTTCATAAAAGTTAGTGCCAAGTAATTGTTGTATATAGATGTTTTGTGCATCTAATATAAAAGGCATTATATCGTTTGGTTGAGTATTGTCGTGAACAGCTGTTATAGCCTTCAATCTCGCTTCTGAAATGAAAAGTACGTTAGCCATTGATTTGCTGAGTTTGAGTTTGGTTAAAATCTAATTTTGAAGGTATAACTACAATTGGTGTATCAATACCAAATGCCCTCATTACAACATCCATACTTCTGTTTATTGATTTTTGAATTGGCTGTATAACAGTAGATAGGAAGTGAGTATAAGCTACTTGAATTTCTTCACTGTTTGAACCTAAACCACCACCATCTCTAATACCAATCAATAAAGGACTTGTAATACGATGGGCCGTAAGGATACGTGAGGTAATGCGTTCTTCTAAAATAACATAGTACTCATCGTTTGCTGATGGGACTGTTGAAATTACCGGTGCTTTCTCCGCACCATCTACAAATGATAAGAACACTCTACCCGCATTATCTACACCTGTATATGATTCAACAATACCTTGATATAATTTACGTTTCTCTTCAGCTGATGGTTCTCCATTTGTTAAAGTAATAAATAATGAAGGAGACATACCATTGCTTATATTAGCGTTATGAAATTTAGCTATTCTACCATCTAATTCTATATCATTTAAAGCACCACAATATTCAGGTAATGGATATACATCGGAAGCAGGTGAATAATCAAAATGATAAAATATCTGAGATGCATTGTCACCTTTAGTATCTAAAGGATTGTATGCTGAATATCTTCTAGGTGGGTACTTACGAGTGTTTGCCCAATGAGAAGAATAAAAATATTCTGTTATTTTATCTTCTTCATTTAATTTACCTGAACGAACATTGCTGAATGGTAAGTGATAAATTTCAACTACCTTATCTCCACCTCTATTCCAAATTGTATTTAAACTAAAACCACCAAATATTAGGTAATCTAATGCTACCTTTTCATAGATATCATTTAATGTTTCGCCTAATGTATTGATTACTGTAGTTCCTATTTCAGCAATGCCTTCGCCTATAACCGCATCAAGTTTACTTCTAATGGCAGTATTGTGTATAGCAGAGGTCTGTGTTAATTCAACAAGTTTTACGGGGAATAAGTTATTTTCACCATACGCAACCCAATCCTTACCTCGTACTTCTTTGAATGTAGGTAAATTTATTGCTTCTAAGGCAATTACCTTCATTATTTCTTTTATATCGTTCATCTAAAATATATTATTTGTTCATTATTCTCGTTGCTACCCTGGTATTCAATTGAATTACCACCTGCTTCTCTATTAAATTGGTTTACTACTTTAACTAATTCTTTATTTATGTTAGTCCAAGTAGCACCTGCTACATTAACATCAATTTCACACCAGTAATATCCTTCAATATCTTCTGTTTGCAAATCTAAATTAGTATAAGCCCAAACATATGAATGCCAGTTAGTATAATTTTGTATAGGTGTTAATCCAAAGTAAGCATTAGTACCATTTATATTAGCACCATTTAATATAGCCTTATTACTATAACGACTGTATAAACACATTCTAACAGGTTTAGTAAGGACTAAAGTATTCCTTGCACCTAAAAAATAAATAAAGCCACCTGTTGTAGATAAATCAATGGTCATGTTACTAAATATAAATACCATTAAAGATGTGACAAAGACACAAAAAGGGACATCTATTGATGTCCCCTTTCATGGATTTTGCTATTAAGTTTACTCAGTTACGCTAACGGTATACATTGGGTCAGGGTGAATACCTGTAAATTCTACAGTTACACCATTTCTGTCTCCAAACGCAGTACCAGTTCCACCAGTAGTGGTTGAAACTACAGCACCATTATTGTTACCTATTAACCACAATCTATCATTGTTATCTTTTACAATAACAGCTAACTTGCTTGCTTCACCCATTTTTTGAACTTCGGTTTGTGAACCTGAAGTCAATTTATTGAATGTTAAAGAAGCAACTTGAGTGTAGAATGCAGTTCCGTTTTCTTCACTGAAAGTACCTGTTTCAGTTATGAACCCAGTTTGTCTAGGAGTTTCAAATAGTTTAAAAGTATTTGAAATATCAGTTACTGAAACACCATCTACTGACAATGCTGAAACGTTACCATTAGCTGCAGTGTATGTTATACTTGCAGAGTAAGGTAAAACATAAGCATACTTAATACCACCTACGTTATCGCGGCAATCTAGGGCTAAGCCCGCTAATGTTACACATGTTGGCATGATAATATATTTTTAGGTGGTTAATAAAAATTAAAGTGAGAAGTTAGTTACACCGTGGTTGGCAATAACACCTAAACCAGCTTGTTTAACTGCAATACCAATTGCCCACTTCATTGTAGCCCTCATTTGGTCATTATCCTCAGAGTACCATAACTTAAACTGTTCAAAATCACCAGTTAAGTCAGTACCAAGTACAATGTTTGAGGCACGAGTCAATATACGAGTATTCTTACCATCAGTTTGGTCTTTAATACCCGCTGAAGCAACTGCCCTAACATTAGTACCAGGGATGTATAAGCTACCTTTTTCAGGTGGAATGTGGTAGTAGTTACCTTGAGTAACACCTAATTGTAACTTCTTATAATCACCAACTGAAAGAACTAAGATAAGGTCATCTGCAATTGAAATCTCAGGGTCTAAAATTTCATATAAGTACTGAGAAGCAGAAACTGAAGTAGCTGCAGTCCAAGCACCACTAACAGCGTTAGCGTAAGAATCACCATCAGCAACATAAGAAGCTGAGAAGAACTTTTGGATACCTATGCTGCTTGCACCCTTACCATTGATAATGTATTTCTCATTCCAATTGTTTAATTTCTCTACCAATTGACCAGCAAATACTGCTTCGTAAGGTAATGATTCAGAACCACCAAATTGACCAGCAGCTAATCTACCAGCCATGAAAGTGTCTCTCAATACCTGTGGGCAGAACTCATGCTGAATTTTCGCATGGTATATGTCCATTTCAACTTGAGAAATAGAGGCAGTGTTATTTGCACTCCATCCGCAAGCCATACCATCACCAACGTTGAATGTTTCGTCAACTAATGGGATGTCTACTTTGTTACCTTTTAAACCTGCACGAACATCTACGTAAGTTGCGAGGTTAGTGCCTAATACAGCTTTTGAGATTAACTCAAATGATGTTTCATCAATGTACTGTACTAAGCCGTCAAATCCGCCATTGTAAGCCATAATTATTAAATTTTAAAAGTTTTTAGTTTGGTTTCTAAATTCTACAAGTTTTTCATAACGTGCTGTAGCTAAATCACCTTCAGATTTCTGAACATCATTTAAGTTGTTAGTGATTTTCTTACCAGCAGGTTCGTTTTTGAATGCTGAAAATTCATGATTTAGAGTTTGTAATTTTGTTTCAAACTCCTTAAATTTATTGTCTAAAATATTGACAATTTGGTTAACGAAATCCTCAGACAATTCAGTAGATGCTTTTGCTTCTACTTCTTCTGATTCTTTAGTTGTTTCTTCGAGGTTTGTAATAACCCCTTGTGCATCAACAGTGACGAGTAAACCGTCAGTTGTTTCGTGAATACCTTCAGGTGCAGCAATATCGCCTTCTGCAGTTACGACTAGTAATTGCTTACCTACTTCAAATTCACCATCAACTTTAACGATTGTACCATCAACTAATGTTGCTTCTGCTAATTGGATTTTAGTCTCTGCAGTTTCGACAACTTGTTCTACTCCTAGCATGACCTTAATCTTCTTAATTGCTTCGTTTGCAGTCATTGTTAATTATTTAAATAGTTAATATATATGTTAAATATCTTTTTGTTGCGAATCGGTCCCTTTCTTTAATAATTTTCTTAAATTGATTATTAAAGCAGTTGCCAATACTAATAATGTTAAACCAATTTCAAGATTAGCTAAAACAGTAGTTATTGCACCAGCTGAAACAGTATTAACTAGTAATGTATCTTTGTCCATCATTGTACTTGTTTAAGAATGTCTATAATTGCATTTAGGGTTTGTTGTTGTATTTTTTCACTAGCAAGTTTTTCAATAAAACCACCTGCTAAACTAAAACCTTTTAACTTGCCTGACTTAATGTCATTCCAAGTTTCATCATTATTTATTCTATAGCTTACATACCAAGTACCAGCTGGTAAAGCAAAGCCGTGTTTATAAGCTTTATCATGGAAACTACTTTCACTAATCCATGATTCTAATAAGGTATTATTTGTTGTAATATCCCAATCATGGTTTACATCAGTATTGTTATGTTTGTTTAATCTAAAAAACTTCTCAGCCATTTTTCTAATTGTCTCCTTACTAAAGAAAACGTAATAAGGAGTACCATCTTCATTTCTTCTGAGAATCATTTTATTTGGAATAATAAGAGGACCAGTAACAATTCTCTTATCATCATCTAAACTAAATTGGTATTGTTGTTTTTGAAATTCAAATTCATGAACAACACTATTGAAACAGACATAGAATTGATTTAGGTATTCTAATCTCTCTCCTATTTTCTTACCTTCTAAAAAGTCATGAGAGTATTTAAATTTAGGTATCAAATATTCTGTATAAGAAGTACCAGCTAAGAAAACAAATTTATCTTTGTTAACATTAAATCTCTCTTCTAATTGAGAATATACTTTATCTGCCCATGTTTTTCTATCTTCACTAGGCATGTCTTTAAGCGTTACATCATATGGTTCTATAACCGTAGATAATGGTGTTAAATAATGTTTAGCTGAAAGGATGAATATTTGGTCGTCTGATACTTGTTTACGTGCGTATTCAAGGGATTTTTTAAATAATGGAGAACAGTATAATTCACTAGCTGCTGCTTTAGTTTCTAATTTATCTGAACTACATGAGATTAAATAAATTGTTTTGAAAGCAGACATTTCAGCATCAATTTGCTTTAACTTACGTATTGCCCATTCAATACCTTCATCACCTCCCCAAGCATCCCACATTAATTTACCACAACCTTCACCATATGGGGTATCTTTGTTTTGTTGTTGGCGTTTAAATGAGGCCATACGTGCAATAGTGTCTCTACTTAGTTTCTCACCACTACATAATTGGTTGGCCCTTACTTTACCTACTTGGGTTCCACAGTCACCCCAACCATTTTCATCAGCATATTTAATAGCCCTACATGCATTATCACGGGCTGCTTGTGGATAATCATCATAAGTTTCAAATTCATGTGTTTCTCCTTCGAAATATGAGTAACAAACTGCTAACCTTTGTTCTTCATCAGGGAATTCACTTGATAATTCTGACATACAACGACCGATAAATTCATTTTCTGATTCACCTGCACGTGGTTTTACAAATTCTTCTGCTGAAAATGCATGAAAATTCTCGCCAATTGCTGGTTCATCTACTAAACTTACCACAGCTACACCGAATTCTTCTAATTCTTCATCAGTATAGTTGTCGAGTT